ATAAATCTTAAATCTAAAAACAAAAAAAATCATGATCACATTATTAGAACAATCTGAAATAATTTCAAGCAATAGCGAATCTATTAATCGCCAAATCGAAGCACAAAATCAAATCAAATTAGCCAATTACAATAAAATTTATGATGGCGTTTATACCTATAAAAAACCTAAAAAATTGCTATCCGCTGGCATGACTAACAGTAAAACTGCCAAAAATTTACTTGACACATTTATTTTGTATTTATCCCCATTTACGCAAAATAGTTTCGGAATTAATTTATGCCCTAATTCTTCCATTGGTTGCGTTTTAGCTTGCCTGTTTACTGCGGGCCGGGGAAGATTCTCAAACGTGATTCATGCCAGGCAAAATAGAACGGAATTTTTATTGAGTGATAAAAACAATTTTTTAAGTATGCTAAAAGATGAATTAATAAAAATTAGCAAAAAAGCAGTATTAAAAGGCGAAAAAATTGCGATCCGGTTAAATGGAACCAGCGACCTGGATTTCATTGGCATGATGAAACACAAATTGAATTTTAATATTTTAGATTTACCTAATTTAATCTATTATGACTTTACTAAAATTTACGGAAAGGCCCTAAAATATAAGGATTGCGAAAATTACTTTGTAACTCTATCCCTGGCCGAAAATTCAGACTTAAATATTATTAAAAAAGCATTAAATGAAGGGATCAACGTTTCAGCAGTTTTTAAGAACGAAATGCCTGGTAGCTTATTAGGGTTCCCGTTTATTGATGGGGACAAAACAGATATCGAAATGATCAATAATAAAGGAGTCATTTTAGGATTAAAAGCAAAAGGAAAGGCTAAAAAAGATACTACAGGATTCGCCATTACAGATTTAACTAAATATAATTTTTAACAATTTAAACAAAATCAATCATGAAATTTACAATAAAGAAAAGTGACCAAATTTTAGCTAGTGTTTGGAATTGGGAGGGAATACTCCTAGCTTCTGTAATTACAAAGGAAATAGAAACAATTGAACAGGCAAAAAAAATGCTCATTAGTCAAATACCTTATGATTATATAAACAAAAAAATACAAATCGGTATTTGGAACCTTGATAATGAAACAGAAAAACTGTTTGCCTGTTTTGCCCGCGAATAAAGAGTAATTAAATTAAAGATTAAACATTAGGCCCTTTTTTATGGGCCTTTTGTTGTTATATTAAGTACCTGTATTAAAATTGATCATTGGCCCTATTTTGGGCCTTTTTGCGTTACTAATAACCACTAAAACGCATTTTATTAAATACATTGGATTTAAGACCTTATTTTTAATCAAGCTATCCAATCATATTACCTACGTTACAAAAGTTTCTTAAACGCAAAGTATTGCACCCATAAATTGATAATTAAACAAAATAAATACCTTATAAAATGAATACTAATAAAATTAACCCGAAATATTACTTTTTTAATTACCCATTAAATAAAAGTACAAATTTCAAGGAAGTAGAGGAAAAGTATGCCTCCGCTAGTTTCAGCCAAAAAGCTGATAGTCCCGGAAAAATTTGGGGAAAAATTACAAATCCAACGGACCAATTTATTATTTTATGCTCGGTGATTTTTTTATTTTCAATTTTAATTTTTGTAACATTTTTGCTACTTTTTTTGATAATTTATTTCAAATAATATTTAAATAAAAAAAATAATTAATATTTGTTTGCAATTATTAAATAAATAATGTTTACATTTGCAGAAGAAATTACAAAACAAAATGAAAGAAAAAACTGAAAAAAATCCCAAAAAAGCGGGTAGACCAAAATTAGAACCAACCGTAGTAAGATCGGTAAGAGTTAAGGAATCATTAGATAAGGAAATGTGCAAGAGATTTTCCAACAAATATGTGAGTAAATTATGGCCAGATTTTTGCCGAGTTTATTTACTAAATAATTAGCATTCATAGTTGATAGGTTTAAGATTAGATTGGGGAAAGGCATTGAAATTTTTTTAGTGCCTTTTTTTTTCAACACTTTTTCTGGAAATGATAAAAATGGAAAATAATAATAAAGCAATAACTTACGAGGAATATAGGGCAGTAGCTAAGGTATTTACCTTTATTTGCAAGAATGATAAGAAATACGATAAAGATGGCAAGATAGTTATCTCTTTTGACTCCGAAGAAGATTTAGACAGTATTATTGACACCACTTGGGAATCTTTAAATAAAATTCAGAATGAATTGGAATGATGATAATGATGTAGCTAAGTTTTGGGCCTTTGTTTGGATACTTTGGGCCGTTACTACATTTTATATTGCAATCAAGTATTTAAATCTTTTATGATAGAAACTATATTAGGAGTTGTGCCAAGTAAATCTAATTCATATCGGATAGCAGGTAGGTTTATCTATAAAACAAAAGCACTTAAAGATTACGAGCAAAGTTTTATTAATCAATGTATAAAGTATAAAGATGCTAATATTGAAGGAAACCTTAAAATTACATTAAAAGCTTACTATCCTAACCGCAAATCAGATTTAGATGGTGTAACAAAAGCAGTATTAGATTTGTTACAAAAAGTTAATGCTTTTGAAAATGACAATAAGGTTGCCGAGTTATTTTTATTTAAGGGATTAGATAAAGAAAATCCAAGAATAGAATTTAAAATTGAAACAGTAGATTATATAATTTAAACTTAAAAACAAACGCAAATGAAAAGAGTAAGAATTGGAGAAGTAGTCCTTGTCCACAATCAAAACAAAAAGGTAGGTGCTAATAGTGAGTACTTTGCCGTAATCCTTAGAATGCCCAATGGGCCATGTAAATTCCTATTTACAGAACATGAAATTGACACCGCTAACAACCGGGCAATTGACAATTGGGAAGACACTCCAGATAGAAGTTATTTATCTACATTCTTAGATTAATTAAGATGCAAGGCAAGAAACAACATAGCTATGATACATCATCAGATGTGTGTTATTATGGCACAATTGCAATAATTGTTTTACTTATAATGTTTGCAATACTATGACAACTCAAGAATCACATAACTATCTTACATTTTACAGCTTGTGTAATTTTATGCAAGACTTCATTGAAGACAAATGGGCAAGAAATAGCAATAACGTAAGGAAGGTAAAATTATTATCTAATCAATTAAAAGGAGAATTAGAAAAATCCGTAGATCATGTATTTACTAACAAAGATACCGAAGGGGTTGACATGGGAAATGTATTGGAGCAATTCGTACAGGCCAGTTACATTATGGAGTACTTTTTCAAGGTCGGATTACACATGGATGAGTTACCAAGTGATCAAAAAGACAAATTAAATAAAGAGATGAATGAATTATTGGCTGAATATGGTATCAATTTAAATGTAGAAATAAATGGATAAGGATAGTATAGTGGAATCGGTAAGACAAGACCTATTAGATAGGTCCGAAATTGGAATCAAAAAGTATAATACCACATTAGATCGCGAAGATTTGAATGCAGGTGATTGGATTACCCATGCGTATCAAGAAATGCTTGATGGAGCATTATATCTAAAGAGATTACATAAAGAATGGAGTAAAACTCAAATTTATGTATTAGCTAAAGACTTTGTAGAGTTAGAAATGAAATATAATGAATTAGATGATATTAATGCTGATTTACACGCAGATATACATATCAAAGATAAAATCATTGAAAATTTAACAAAGGTTATAAAATCACAAGAAGAAGAAATACACCAACTTAAAAAACAAGACTATACCCAATCTAAAAGAAGGGCATGGCATTACTAAATGCCTTTTAATAAATAATTATTGAAATTTATTTAATTTCTTATTGTTTATAATTAATTAATGTTTACATTTGTATCACAAAACAAACAAATATATCTAATGATCGAAAAAATCACACAATTTAACGCAAAAATGATTGATTTAGGTATAAATCCTAACTCATTCTTTGTTATCTCCTTTTGGGGAAATCAAGACATTCAATGCCAAGGCAATTACGATAACCTACTTGCTAAAAAACTTTACGATTTAGGCTATGAAGGTAAACTTCAAAACAATGGCCACATAAGATTTTCCACAGAGGGTATGCAATTTACATTATGCTAATGGCAAAGAAAATTAAAGACTTTTTCTACAAGTCAAACGACAACACATTTGCAGTTAAAATAGATTATAACAATTTATTTTATGAGCATTACTCATTTCAAAACATTGAACGTAGACTACTTGGTGCGGTTAATGATAGAATCGAGGCTTACTTTATTCGTAAGAAGTATATTAAAATAACAGAAAAAGAGTTTAACATTTTATTAGAACAATTTAAAATTAACTAACATGGCTATTATCGCACAAAAAGGATCGGGTACAAAAGAACGCAAAACTATTCCAGCAGGAAATCACGTTGCACGTTGCTACGGGATGATTGAAATTGGAACAATCACCGAAGTTATAATGGGTGAACCTAAGACAATGCACAAGGTTATGATTGATTGGGAACTACCTAATGAAAAAGCGGTATTCTCGGAAGAAAAAGGTGAGCAACCATTTGTATTTTCTAAAGAGTTTACTTTGTCAATGCACGAGAAATCTTCTTTAAGAGCAATCTTAACTGCATGGAGAGGTAAGCAATTCTCGGATGCAGAGGCATCTAACTTTGACATCACCAAATTGATTGGTGTACCTTGTATGCTTAACATTGTCCACAAGGCAAGCAAAGATGGTTTAAAGGTTTATGCTAACTTAGCTGGTGTAACTCCATTACCTAAAGGATTTAATTGCCCAGATGCAATCACACCACAACGCATCTTATCGTTTGATAACTGGAACCAAGAAACATTCATGAGTTTACCAGATTGGTTAGCTGATAAAATAAGTGGTTCAACTCAATACAAGGCTAAGTTTGCAATGCCTAATGAGGCTCCACAATTTGATGTTGTTAAATCGGATGACAACGATCCACTTCCATTTTAATCATGCTACAAAATCAAAATCCTTTAGCTAAAACTATTTCCAAAAGTATTGGGAAGGTAGCACGAATGACCTACAAGTTAGGCAATTTAGAAGAAGTAGTTTCTTCACGAATCATTGACATAACCGATAGTCACAACTCGGTTATCATAGAGCATCCAGCACCATTTAAGACAAACAATAAAGTTAGTGGGGATAAAACGGTAACAACCATGATGATTCCCATTAATAATATTTTAGCATTTAGAATCGTATTATGACAAAATTAAAAGATGTACTTCCAATCCCCCGTAATAGGGGGTACTTGGAACTTTATGCCGAGGTTGCTAAGTCATTAAACAATAAAGGTAAGCTACCTTATAGAGCAAGAGAATATACTTCGGCTATTGTTCAATCTCACGCATTTAAAAGGATTAATGATCCACAGGTCCAAGAAGAATTAGAAATGATTGCTAAAGAATGGTACAATGAATGATAGATTAGAAAAAGAAAGCGACATCCTAAGTGATGTGCTTTGGACACAAGTCTTTGAGTTATTGTTGTTTATGCACAATGATATATTCCCTTCTGATTTTTACGAGCATTCTCCAGAAGGTATTGTTAAGGTTTATTTTCAGAAAAAATTTAAAATAAGTTTCAAATGAGTTTAGAAGACAAAATCAATTTTATTTTTTGGTATGCAGCTTGCCAAACCGCAATGGTTCTTTTCGCTGGAGTACTTAAATTATTATCTAACTATTTAGAAAACAAAGCAAATGACTAACGAACAAGTAATTGAGAAATTAAAGGATGATAATGAGTATTATAATGGCATAGGTCGTGCATACTTATCTAATTCAGACATAGGAACCCTAATTAGGAATCCTAAAGCCTTTGGGCAAAAGAGTGAGCCTACATTGGCAATGCTACAAGGAAGTTACTTCCATACCGCTTGTTTAGAACCATTAAAATTAAAGAACTTTGTTTTAATTGATGCCTCCACAAGAACCACCAACATTTACAAAGATGCTTGCAAGGATTATAACACAGACTTCTTGTTATTAAAGAAGGAGGCCGATGAGGTAGATCAAATGGTTTCGGCTCTTAGAGGCAATAAGGATTTATCTAAATTAGTTTGGGATAATGGTGTTCAATACGAAGTACCAGTTATTGGTACCTTTGGTGATTTAATGTGGAAAGGTAAATGTGATATTATCAATGGTGATATGATTTATGATTTAAAGACCACAACTTCAATCGAAGATTTTAAGCATAGTTCTCATAAATATAATTATGATTCACAAACTACTATTTATGAGCATCTTACAGGCAAAAGAATGGCATTTATTGTTATTGAAAAAGGCACTAATAGATTAGCTTTATTTAATGTTACAGATGAATTTAGACAACGTGGATTAACTAAGGTTGGCCAAGCAATGGATGCTTATAAAAAGTTCTTTGGCCCAATGCCTACTCACGATGTATCACAATATTTTTTAGAATCTTATCTTTTTTAAAATGAAAACGCACCAATTCAAAACAAATCAATTAGGTTATACTTATAATCAGTTTGGAGAAAATCTCTTAAAACAATTAAATATCTCTTATCAAAAGTTGCATGGACAAGATTCAAAGACAACAATGGGTGCTAAACCTAAAAGTCATCGAAAAGATGATCTCGGAATATGAAGAAATTAAGGATATTCCTAATGTTAACCCTTGCGTTATTCTTGCTTATCAGTATGTCGTTATCCAAAACACCAAGGATGAGCACGAAGAAAGCCTCGGTATCTAAACCTTATGAAGAATTTGGAATAATTACCCAAGAGGATATTTATACCGATACCATTGATTTAAGTTTATACACGAGTCATGGAAGGCTTAAATATGGTATAAATAACTAATTCGGAATTTCCGAATAACCACTTTAAATCAACAAGGGTAAGAATTACTTTTATATTTTAAACGAGAGTAAAACAATAAGAAAATGACAACTAACAAAACAAAATTAACCTTAACAACAAATGGCACAACAATGTCAATTGAGTTTGATAACTGGGATATAGACCTAGACCAATACTTCCAAGCATTTAAGACGCTATTAGTTGGAGCAACATTTACTGAGGAGCAAGTTGATAATTGGATTATTGATGAGGGTGAGGTGTTGGTTTCTGATAAAAAAATTGATAAAGCTAATAGTAATTTATTTTAATAACATTAAACATGCTTTACAAAACGATGTCTATTTGTATAACACATTTTATGTTATTTGTGGCAAAAATCCATAATTAATTTTGAAAATGTCATATAGTGAGGGTAAAATTCAACAAATAGTGTAACAAAGTAAATCTATAACTTGACAAATTTATATAAAAAGTAAAGCTATAAATTGAAAATGAAAACGCAAGAAGATTATAACTTAATGGCAATTGATTGGGTAGAACAGTATATTGCCAACAATAAACCCTTGTTTAATGTAAAAGTGTTTGATGGGATACTCATGGAGAATACTCATTACACTCTTACCTACTGGGTATATCGGTTAAAGAATAGCAGAGGTCGTGATAAATATAGTTCATTTGTCAAAATAAAAAAGTTTAAAGATTGGATTAATAAACAAACGCAATTATGAAAAATCAAATTGGACTTGGGGATTTTCTTCAAGAATTACTTAACAAATTAAATTTAGCTATTAAGGATCAAGAACTACTTGATAGCTTAAACGATTCAAGAATCCATTGCACTCCCGGACTTGAATTAATTTATCCTAAAGATAAACCATTTGAAATGCCATCAATATCAAAAGTTGATGCTAATGAGATTCTTAAAGAAGTTAATGAGAAGGAAGTATTATTTGAGAAGTTTTGGAATATTTATGATAAAAAAACCAATAAGGTTAAAGTTCAACCTAAATTTCTAAGACTTTCAATAGGGGAGATTAATAAAATAATGGAAACATTGCCTCATTACATTAAATTTACACCCGATGTTAAGTTTAGGAAAGACCCTATTACCTACCTTAATCAGCGTACTTGGGAAGATGAAATATATTTACCAAGAGTTATCCAAACAAAAGAAAATCCTTTTAAGTTTTAGAATAACAAAATAACATGAAATCAAATAATAAAGTATCATTCGCAGATTTAGATGCGGAGAAGGAAGTTATCGCACTTCTTTGTAATTACCCATCATTAACTAAAGAATGCCAAAAGGCAATCAACCCCGATGTATTTCACTTTGCCTCCACTAAGGCCATTTATTTGACCTGTATTGAATTATTTTCAGAGAGTGGTACGTTTTCCTTATCAGACCTTGTACTAAGGCTTAAATCGCAAGGAAGTAATGATTGGGCATTAATCTTAGGAGCCTCCACAACTAGGAATCCATTAAATGCAAATGAGTTACTTATTTACTTAGCCGAATTGAAAGGTAAAAGGGATTTGCTAAATTTATCAAGGGAACTAAATAATGATTTAGCTAATGGACATGATTACTTTACACTTGTGGATAGAATAACAAACTCAATAGGTAACGACCTTATTAAGAATGATTCTAATGAAATCATTGAAATGAAGGATGCCTTAATGACTGCCGTATCCACAATCGGTGATGTAATGACTAATGGGTCACTAAGTGGTGTTCCTACGGGGTATAAGATATTAGATGATGTTACAGGTGGTTGGTTAAAGGGTAATGTTATATTATTTGCTGCAAGACCAGGCCAAGGCAAAACCATAGCATTGCTTGAACACGCAAGATGTGCTGCTGAAATGAATAAAAAGGTATTATTCTTGTCACTTGAAATGCCAGTTATTTCTCTTATTTATAGGATGATAAGCGGTCAACTTGATAATGGCATACCATATTCAAAAATTAAAACAGGAAGAATAGATATAAATCAATTTTCTGATATTCAAAAACAAGCTATAACTAAATTGGAAAAATTGCCTATTACTTGGTATGATGGCAATTCAAGAGATATTGATTATTTATCTAAATTAATAATGAAGATTGTTAGAGAGAAAAATATAGATATTGTCATGATAGATTATATTCAATTAATGACAGATAGTAAAATTAATCCTTCACAAGAAACTGCCATGGCTGGAAGTGTCGCCGATAAGATACAACTTTTATGTAAGCAATTGAATATTCCTTTTATATGTGCGGCACAATTAAATAGACAATCAGAAGGCAGGAGTTCACATAGGCCCAAACTATCCGATCTTAGATCAACAGGTAAATTAGAACAAATGGCATCAGTTGTAATTGGTCTTTATAGGGAAGATTATTATTCTTATGAAAGGGCAAGAGAAGAAAATAATGCTAATGTAGAATTTAACAACAAATTAGAGTACATCTTTATGAAAAATCGCGATGGAGAATGTAAAACCGCAGAAATGTATGTAGATGTATCTACCAGTACAATAAAAGATTATAATCCAAATTATTCGAAACCAGCATTTTAATTTGATTTCATACGATTATAGAATCCCATTAGTTTTTAACTTTTGGGATTTTTTATCTATACCTATTGTAAATTTTATTTTCACTTTCATATTCCCTTACACTTTTATAAGCCGATAATTGCGTTTCAAAATACCCAAGATGAATACTTTTACCATTATGAAAAATTCTTGCTCTATATTTATTTAGCATCTTAATATAATTTACTCCGGGCAATTTTATTCCTTTCCAATAGTGACAAGAATTTTCTCTATTACTTACATATTCAAGATTATCAAGTCTATTATCGGTTTTATCTCCATTTTTATGATTAATTACTTGGTTTTTATAACCTACAAATGTTGATAAAACAACTTTATGCAATCTCATTGTTTTCTTTTTACCATCTTTTGATAATTGAAAATAACAATATCCATTATGTTTATGAATAGTGCATTTAATTTCTTTTTCATTTGCATTGTGAAAACTCTTAATTTCTCCAAGAGTGCTAACTTCGTACAGGTCTTCGTAACCTATAATTTTTTTCCAAATTGACATATAATATAAAGGCCCAAATCAAGAGTAGGTCTGCAACGTCCTAAAATTGAAATGAGCCATTAAAGTTTTTGATAGCAGTTGCAGTTGCTTATACAAATATACAAATTTTTTGTTAATGCAAAAGGTGACAATACTTGCCACCCTTGCAATCCAAACCACAAAACAAACACAAAATGAAACGCAAGGGTAAATGTATCAAAAAATATTTGTAATTCTTGCTATTTGTCCATGTTCTTTTGAATGCAAAAAACCTTCAATTGCTTTAGGTGCATGAACGTATCCATTGCGGTGATGCCATGAGTCTGCACCAGATGCAGAACGTAAAGATTCAACCGTTACACCAATAAAATCCTTAGAAGTTTTATGATGCACATGGTGTGTATAAACATATCTATGTTTGGTAACTCCCCAATGTTCTTTTGCCTCCTCGGCCATTAATAATCCTAAATCGGTAATTCTTGCACCATCACCATGAGTTGATCCAATAAGGTTATTGTGGTACCTATAATATTTACGATGGTTAATCGAACAATCAAATGTAATTGAGTCATCAAGTCTAAACCAAGATTGGATAATGTCGGCCAAGAAGAACCCATTGGTATAATCGTGATTAGAAGGATTATAAGTAACGTGAACTTTAGCTATTAAACGAAGCTTTTCAATTACCTCTACATAAAGTTGTTTAGCTAATAAGAAATTTTCATACCACATTCCATCGGTATCTTGTGGGGTACCACTTGTAGTAGTTCTTTTGGGTGTATCAATATGTAATATATCGTTACCAATAATTAGTAATATTTGATCAATATTAAAACCTTTGACTTTATTAAGAATACCATCTACCCCTTCATGCACTCTCTGAACCGCAATATTAGAATTATAGTCTTCCCCAGTTTCAAAAGCAGTAGCTAATTTACCAATATGAATGTCTGCAGGATCAATAACAAGTAGATGACCATCTACATTTTCTTCATAAACTATTTTGTTATAATTAGGTGAGTGTTCATTCATTGAAGAAACAATTTCTTCTCTTAAATCCTCATAAGTCTTTTGGGCCTTATCTAATCTAACCGCTACGGAATATTCTTTTGTCTTATCCCAATATAGAGTTACATCGTTGACATCTATTCCTCTTTCTTGACAATGATTTGCAAGACCTTCGTGATTTTCAGAAATCTTTGCTTTGTCTTCATATCTATTATATGACTTGCGTAATGTTTCGGGGTTATAGTTATATTTCTTACCTATAATTCTCGTTGCATCATGTTTGCTTTTTGCACCACCACTATTGAATAACTCAATAGCCTCGATAATCATTTGTTTGAATCCCGGCATTATTTGTTTTGTTTTGTTAGCGTGATAATAGGAACCTAAAATATAAGTATCCTACTATAATTAAACTCTCAATTAAAATAGTGATGATGGCCCATGAAGGGATAATATTTCTTGTCACAATTTTAGAAGAATTAGTGACATTAGAAGTTTCCTTATTACGATACTTTTTCTCATAAACACTTGCAATAGAATCAATGTCTATTGTGGCTTTAATCTTGCCCTTGTAAGACCTTATAATAACCTTGCCTTGTGGTAGTGTTATCTTTGAGTAGAAAGTCGTTAAGATGCCCAAGGAATCGCAAGGATTGTCAATTGTTAGTGTGTCATGGATAGCATTGTATTTAGTAATTACTTTGTAATCACGAATCGTATCTATTCGTATCTTTTCAGATACAATAGTAGTTACCTTAGAAGGCTTACAAGATATAATGCCAAAAAGTATAAACAAAAATGTTAATTTTTTTATGCTAAATAATAGTAAGTAATTCTGCAAATTTCCGAGTTTGGCACGTTTATTTTCCATAATTTGTCAAATTTTAATGATTTATTCTATGAGAAATATAATTGAGCCTCCTCAATTCTTCGTTTAGTTAGTCCACTTAATACCTTGCCTCCACCCTTATTCCATTTAAGAAATTCATCTTTAATCGTAGGGTCATTGGGATTCTTATTTATCTTCTTTAAAAGAGTAGAACTCTTTAAGTTGCCCACACCGCAATTGTAGGCAAAAGAACATAAAGCATCAAATTGATTTTGATTAATGGTGTCAACACAATAGGAGTCAACACTACGTTCATAGGAAACTAAAAGAGCCTCCAATAGTTCGGTGGCTCTCTCTTGTGTTATTGGGGGATCGGTTAATTTAACTTTAGTACCATCTTCGTAATAAGTACTTCCGTAACCAATTGTTGGAACTTTCGCTGGGCATAAATAAGCCTTAGCTTTAAACCCTTCGTATTTCTTAATTAACTCTAATCCAAGATTACTTATCTTTGTGATTTTCATTAAGCTTTGCTCTTAATTCAATGTTTTCGGTTCTTAAACCATGAATCTCGGTTGTTAATGTTTCAACCTTTGTCTTTAATTCGGCAACTTCACCCTTTAATTCTAAAGCGGTTTCTCGCCATAACTTGATTGCATCAGATACATTTTCTATTTCGGTCTTTTGTACCTCTACGTTCTCTTTCTTTCTACCTATAAGCCAACCAAATGCTCCCGATATAAGAGAAACTACACTTGGTAAAATTGTATCTTCAATATCAAAATTCATCTTATTCTCCACTATTTAAAGGTTCAACATTACTTGCAATTGTTTCATCAACAATCTCACTTGTGGTTTGATAATCAACCTCGGTAGGAGTTGCTAATTTTTCTTTTGTTTGTAGTTGTGCCTGCTCATCAGCAAAGAATACCGGAGAGTCATCTATCTCAACACCCTCTGTCTTAACGATATATTGTAAGATTAAGTCATCATTCGTACCCCACTTAGCCACAAGGCTATCGGGTAATACAATAT